GTTTGCCGTCTTCACCTTGCCGCCGTTCGTCAGTTCGTCACGGTTCGCTTCACACCATCCCTGAACGCCTTTTGAAAGGGTTTCGATACTGGTTTTAAGGGGCGCAATCTGTGAGGCGTATTTCTCCGTAATCTCAGCGATAGCGTCATTCATTTCTGTTTCAAGTCGTGCCGCTTCGCGTTGCAGGTCACCAATCCGGCGGATATCACATACCACGGCATCGCGGGATTGCGGAACATAAGCCGCTGCGGCGTTCTTGATTCGTTTTGCTGGTTTAGCCATATAAATAAAGCTCCTGTTAATTAATATTCGCTGTATACAATGCTGGATACAGCACGATTGCTTAATTCCATCTTTTGGGCTATCACATGAATAGCCAGCCCGTCTTTATAAAGTTCTCGACACAAATATTTGTCGTGCTCACTGATTCGATATGCACACAACGATATTCCGTGCCTTCTGGCGTGTGCCCGTAGGGCGGTTGTGGCAACGTTCAGTTTTTTCGCCATTTCCTCGACGGTCATTTTCCCGACACTGGCTTCGATAAATTCCCGGTCTTCGCGTGACCAGCGTTTACGCTTACACATCATTCCGGTCACCACTCAGTACAACATGGGGTCGCGCAGTGATGCCGGAATATGCCGTAGCGATAACTGAACCGCTTTCAGGGCAAGGGAAGAATACGTCCCCTGCGTCCAGCCTTTCGCCATTTGCCGGTAATCGCGCCAGATGTTCTGCCACTGCTCCCGTGCGTCCGGGTCTGACGCGCTGATGTATTCGCGGTCCATGACGTATTCCCATAAATCCTCGTTAAACGCACCGCCAAACGTGATGGCATTAGAGATGTTTTCACCACAATAACGCGCACAAATGCTGTAATGGTCAAATGTAATCAGATAAGTAGTTTCACCATGCTCATAAACTTTGCGGGTGAAAATAAACTCGCGTAATTCTCCTGGATTGTTATTACGCATTTTAATTCGAATTAATGCCTGAATTTCGTTTCTGATTTTGGCGTTCATTGTCAGCGTTCCTTTCAGTGACGTGTTCCTTCAACTGTCGCTTCTGTGACACTGCCACCCGAAATGACGCCATCATTTTTCAGTATTTCAATGGCCTCATGGGCTGATTCGCGAACGATATCCCGTCTTTTTTCCAGAACCAGTAACGCTATCGCACCAGCAAGCGTGTACTCATCACCATCCAGTTCTGCGCTGTGGTCCACGTTAACATTGGTGCGTAAATGCTGCCCTTTAACTTCAGATGTCACATTTTTGATTTCGATAATGACTTTTGCCATTTTGTTATTCCTCACAAATAAATAAGCCGTTATTAACGCCAGATAATCTGGCAACCATTAAGGCGTGCCGTCCATACTGAACGGGCAACCCCTGATTTATGCTCCATAATCCTGACAGCATTCCTGACAAGCTCCGGTGGTGGGCAGGTGATTTCAAGCACCGGGCGGGCTACGCCCAGCCAGGATTCGTTGACGTGGCTGCCGCGCTCTTGTAACCAGCTCTTTACTTCCGTTGCCATTTTGATATTCCGTGACATCATGATTTCGCTCTCCTTACGTGCGCAGCAGGGTTGAAATATCAACGTCCAGGTCTAATTCACGGAAAGCCTGACGCAGATAATCTTCATTAACACGTTCACCTTTACCGTGGGCGGTCATGGCAGCAAGGCGCAGCGAGTGGTTCAGGATGCGAAGCGCACCTGGCTTTTGTGCAATCTGCTGTAATAATTCCCGCTCGTTTTCGCCGGTAATTTGCCAGGCATCCGCAATGGCTTTTACATCATCAATTTTGGTTTTATTAATTGCCGTCCGCTTTGCAATACGGGAAAACAGGCGGGCAAATTCAACCGTTCTGTTACCACCGGTCATGTTTGAATAAACACGGTGATTCCCCATCAGAACAAGACCAATACGGGCGGATTCCTGTAACAGGCGGAGTTCTTCCAGAACCTCAGCGCCAAGATGATCAGCTTCGTCGATAATGACCAGCCCCTGCGTACCTTCAAGGCGGCGTCGCAAAGCGCGGGAGAGTGGCCCCTTACGGCGCGGTGCGTCATTCATTCCCAGTTCATAAGCCAGTTCAGTCAGGCATTCCAGAACACTGGCACAGGATGGGGTAATGGTGATCATCCAGACATTGTTATTGGTGCGCCGAAATTCGCGGGCCGCTTCAGTTTTTCCCACACCTGGATTACCGCAGATAACAGAAATACTTTCAGTCAGACTGGCAAAACGCATACTCGTCCAGATTTGGCGTGCTGTTCTGGTTTCCACAAAACGCGGGGGTTCTGGCAGCTCTGCGGCGCGGTGATAGTTCTCCAGCCAGCGTTCCAGCGTCTGCGCGACACGGTCATTGTCGCCGTTGTACTTGTTATTCACGAATGCGCTTAACGTTCCTGCGGCCACGCCGGACTCGCGGGCAATTTGTGCATAAGTTGTTTTTTCACTTTCTACAAGCGTGCGCAGTCCTGCGCGAATATCGGAAATATTCATCTGAATAACCTCGTAATTAAATTTTGTTTAAACGTTAATTAAATGGCTTTTTTACGTCTGTTCTGTTCCAGAATATCCAGCGAATGATTCAGATATTCATCACGATCAGTTTCATATTCCTCATCGGGTTCCTGGTATTTCACCTGCACCGTGTTACCGGAAGGCCGGAAAATACCAACAACTCTTGATTCTGGTGCTGCCGGTTCGGCTATCTGCGGCAGCAGTTCAGCAACTTCCAGCGCGTCCATTTGTTTCTGCGCCTTAATGGCTGCTTTAGTTGCAGATTTCAGTTGTTTCTGGCGGCGGCGATATTCACGGCCTGCCGCAGCATCATTAAACGCAACAGGTGCCAGACATTCCGCTTCACAGATAAATCGACCGTCCAGGGTGTAGCAATAAACCGTGCTGTGTAGCTGCTGCGGATCAAATCTGACCACAACTTTTTTCACACCGGCATTCATTAACGCCATGTTGTAATAAACGTTTTTCGCGCCTTTAAGGGAGCCGCCAACTTTAAGCGTAAACTCGCCTTTGCGTGAAACGTTCACCGCCTCGGCAGGCAGTAACAGCATCCGTTTTTGCTCTTCGGTAGGCTTACGCACAATCGTTCTGGCGTATTCACGCTCGAAAACATCATCAAACGAGAGTTTACCCCTGCACATTTCTGTTTCACGGCCTGTTCTGGCATTAAACATCGCAACACCTTCAGCAAGGGTTTTCAGAAACAGCTCTGCATCAACAGCGCGGTCGCCATAGTTATCAGGTTTTGCCTGCGGATTAGGCCCCGTATATGCGCCAGCCAGTGCCGGATGCTTATCAACGTATTCCTCAAGCCCACCAACACCGAAAGCACGTTCAACAGGTTTTGCCTGGCCCCAGCCTTTACCCGCAACAACGCTTGTCCAGTGCATTTTCGCACCCATCAGTAAAAACAGTCCTTTTGGATCGTCCTCTTTTACCTTAAAGCGGTAGCGATTGGGCGCGCCTCCCGTCAGCCATTTATTCGCAGCACCACGGGTGTTATCAATGGTGATGTGAAAATCCTCCGGGATACCGTAGCGAGTCACAACATCCATGAACGAGAGGCGAATTGAATCAATGTTCTCGCTCACATCGCAGCGCCAGCCCAGAATTTTTCGGGTTTTCACATCCTGCCAGAACCATGTTTTCGGGCGGATCACATCACCGTTAAACCAGCGTACAAAGACGTTATGCAGATAACCGTCGCCGTTGATCCACTGCATGGCGTCCAGGTGTTCCACAGTTCGTTGTTGTGCCGGTATCAGATGCATCAGTGCATGTTCACCTTCACGGCAGGCAACAACCATTGCCTCGTCCAGTTGCTGAATCCGGCGAAAGGCCGTGGCACGGGAGGGAATACTCCAGCCATGCTCGCGGGCTGCCAGTTCCAGACGCTCATAACATTTGCGGAAGGCGGGTTTTTCCGGTCGCAGAAAATCTGCAATCAGAAACTGCCAGGCATCCTCGTCAAATTCACTTTTGTGAACATTGCGACGGGATGCACCACGTCCATCAACAAGTGCAGCCGCCCAGTCAGGCTTCGCAAACTTCTGTACCTGGTAATACTTGTCCCGCAAAGTGGATGCGCTGACCTGGTAATGCCCTGCAACGGTCGCAAAAGCCGTTTTCGTTGAAATCCCCTGGTTCAGCATTTCGTCTGCAGCCTGAACCGCAGGCAACCATTTTTCAGCAAGTCTGCGCTGAGAATCGCTGGCTTTATCCCATTTGCTCCACAGCACCTCACGATCATAATCATGGGCTTCCAGCGTGGGGCGGGCGATTTCAAAATACCCCTGGCTTGTTTCTATTTGCTCAGATTTTAATAACAACTCAGCACGTGCTGCCGCTGGCAGAACTGATATATGAAATTCCAAAGCCTTTGAACCCGTACGCTTGCGACGTAGTTCTGGATGATTGGCTGCAAGCTTTTCAAGATTGCGGCGAATACTCACCTCATGTTTAGGAAAGCATGACATTCCTACGCATTCTTGCGCTGTTACCCAATGGGTTAACATGATGTTTTCTCCATATACCGAGAAGGCCAAATCTGGGCTGGTTCCATATCCAAATATCTAGCAATGATTGCTTCGTATCGTGGTATATGGCAGCGAAATACGTTACGCATAGTGTCAGGCTTTAAGCCTGCCTCTCTGGATAATTGAGATAGTGTCTTCCCCTTCATACGAACAGCAGCCTTTATCTGCTCTGCGTGCCAGTCTTGGTTTTTTGCTGACATTCTGCGATCCTTACTTTCTTAACGTTTTCGGTAACTGATACCGGCTACCGCTATCGGGAAAAACGATAGCGCAGAAAAATGCGCATTTCAAGAGTTGTGCGCATTTTTATTTTAACCAATGCAAATCAAAGCATTCTGTAAAATTCTTTATATAACAGAGGGATTGAGCATGACAGGTGAAAAAGAAAGCAAAAATGCAGAGCGCATTTTTATGCCATCTGAAATAATGCGTTTCAAGGAACGCCTTGAAGAGGCAATGAATGGAGAATCAAGCCGGGCGTTTGCAGCTAAGTGCGGACTCTCTGATGGGGTTATCAGAAACTACCTGTCTGGCAAGACATACCCGTCTTTAGATCGATTAGCACAAATAGCCTACGCAACAGGGCGTCCAATAGAGTGGTTTATCCAAAGTCAGAGCATGCCAATGGTTGAGCATAAAAATACTCAAGAGAATAAAAATTCTCAACCTGACCGCAGCACATTGAAAACTAAACTGATCGCAATTGTCGAATTGTTAGAGGACAAGGAACTGCATTCTGCGATTGAGTTGTTCAGAAAGAAAGGATTTGAAGCTCTTATGCCTGAGATTTTTTCTTCCGATGATTCTATCCAGGCTAATTTGCAAGGTATTTCGCAGCAAACCTTACAAACAGCCAAAATGCTTGAATCATTACCAACAGATACTCGTAAAGAGATTTTGTCAAAGTATGGTATTTATGAACAGGAAGGTCTTGTAGCTCCTTCACAAGAACCACAAGATGTAAAAAAAGCCGTATAA